TAGCCCAGCACCTGTTGCATCAAAGTTACCTGTAAGAGGACCATAATATTCTACAACAGCGTATGGAACCATACGATTGTAGTATTTAGTGGTAGTTCCTACACTAGCAAGGTAGGCAGCAATAAGTGAATTGAGGTCCGCAAGCTTTACATAGTTAGTACTAACATTCAAAGCAAGAGCATTGAGAGCAACCTCTACACTACAAAGTTTTGTAATTACAGCCTGAAGAATAGCATGTGTTCCTGAGGAAGAAGTTACACCAGTAAGACAGCCTATTGTATAGGGTCCTTCAAGTGCAGCAAAATCACTCTCTAGAGCAGTAACTCTTGTATCTAGTTCACAGACAGCTTTTATCAGGGCGTTAATTACATTAACTAGTGTAAGGTCTTCACACTCTACTAAGTTTTTATTTACAATCTCACATATGATGTCAGGATCAATAGCTAGTTTGATACCTGTACCATCTAATGTAGAATTATAGCAATTAGAACAAGCCATTTATCTAAATTTTAAAATTTTAACTCTGCTGGCAATCATGTTCACAGTGAACTCAGCATTATAATTAGGATTGCAATATTTATAAACAAGAATCCTCCTATAGTTTAGGAGGTCCAACATTGTTCCACCAGGAACAGGTTGGTTTAACATAAATACAACATTGTTGTACAAATTACTAGCCAGATCAGCGAGCTTACAATCTATCTCTGCAATCAGAGAAGGAATGTTAGCGCATTCTGGACAATTTGTAAGCCTGGGTGATAACATTTCTTATAATTTTTCTTCCTTGTTTTACAGCACCGTTACATGCTGCACAAAGACCATTTATCAATTGACATCCGCAGCCAACATTAGCTCCGCAGTTTCTACATTTTGCCATATTAATAGAAGTTTATAACGTAGTTATTTCCAGAGCAACCACAATTATTCTTCAGGAAGTTATCAAGCATTATATCTGCCTGATTGTATAGTTTCATAGCTTCCTGTGTAGCACAATTGTTTGCAGCAGCTATTGATCCTTGGATGAAGAAATAGATAGAAGTTAAATCCACCTTTGCTTGTGTTTTAATAGCTCTATCACATTCCATCATATCAAGCTTCATAAATGCTCCGTCAAACTTCTCTTGTAATCTTTCAACACGCATGATTGACTTTTCTACAAAGTTTAAATATGCAGGTGCTACAGAATATTTCAGGTAGTATACACCATCAGGAAGTGGTTGATCCACACCTGGTGCAGTGATACCTAAGTTTGAAGAAGTGAATATGTTAAAGTCATTAACATTGAATGGTTTAACAACCACTCCAAAGTTAGGGACATTAATCTCAATAGTGGCTCCAGAAACAACAGGAGGGTTTGTAGGGTAGATAGATGCATCAGCAACACCTAGTGTAAGTGTATTATACGTAGGAATTACTAATATGTCTAATTTTAAATCTGCCATGTTGTTTTAAATAAATAAGCCAGAGGATTGAGTTTGAATCCTCTCACCTCTGGCTTAGGTTTATAATCTAGGTTTATCCTACTATTACGGAATCAAAGTTGATGTAGTAGTAGTAGAAGGCCATACAGTAGTTGTAGTGGATGTAGTTGTGATACAAGAGTTATCACCAGCTACAGGACCCAAACCAGCAACAAGAACAGCCTCGATAGCAGTTGCAGCAGCACTACCGCTTGCAACAGCAATGATTACAGTTGCATCTTCATAAATGTAGTCACCCCACTGATATGCAGACTTGTCATACTCATTGAACTTGATGTAGTAAGTATCGTAGGTAGTACCATCAGATACCCAGCTTTCAAAGTTCTCGTTGTAACCATTCATTCTGTACAAATGCTTCAGGTAACCAGCTTGGTAGCTGTAGAAGTTTTTCTCCAACTGAGCAATCTCAGCAGAAGTACCCACTGCATAAGAAGAACGCTGTACAACGGTAGCATCAGCTACAATGTTACAAGCATCTGCTACAATGAAGTCAGCAGTTGTTGCAGGTCCACTGTACACGAATGTACGGAACCACATACGGTCATACTCGAAAGGAAATGCTGCAACATCACAAGGCTGACCATATTTGGTAAGAGGCTTACCAGTGATACGCAAGAAAGCGTTTTGGTCGTTACCAATTCTTTGGAACTGATAGAAATCAGAGAAGGTGATGTTGTCAGGGTTGTTACCAGGAGCTTGCAATAAGAAATGATAGATGATATCATCAATCAATGCAGGGATATCAACGATAGAGCAAGGATCTCCACCACAATCGCAACAAGGTGCGTTTACAGTTACTGAACGTGTAAAACCGTTGAAATACAGAGTGTCTAAGTAGCTAGAGTGAGCACGTAAAGTTACAGTGATAACATCACCACACTGTACGTTAAAGTTTGTTACATCTGTAATTTGAGTTACAGGTGTAGGACAACCATTCACTTTATACCACTCAGTTACGTTGCTATTGCAACCAGCACCTGAAGGACAACCTTTAATCTTATCAGAACGCTTAGAGCCTTGCAGATAAGTGTTTGTACGGCCCTGCGCAACATAAAAGTAAGGAGCAGCTGCGATGTTTACAGCTGTAGCCACGGCATAATCATTTTTGAAAATACCAACTTGGCCAGGAGTTAAGTCTTGCGTAGATCCAGAGCTAGGGAGCGCAGTTTGCCCTACTGGTACTACGAAGAGCGTAGTTAATGAAAAATCAGCCATTTTGTTTTATTTTAGGTGATTGAAAAAATTTATTCGTTTGTCTGTATTCTAAACTGTGCACTTTGAACAGCAGCAGCGTTCTCTGTGTACATTGCCAGATTCTGTACTGTTAAATCTAATAGTTCGTCCTCTAGATAGAGTTCAAGTTCGCAATCTTGATTATAAGATGGTTGTCCGTCTAACATAACATATCCTTCTGCATTTATGTACACTGGATATCTCATATAAGACATATATATCTTACTCGGAGTGAAGGTACCATCTGTGAAGATAGATATTTCATCTGTCGAGAGGAAGTTGAAAGTCTCTTGATATTCAAAGGAAGGCTTGTAGTGATCGTTATTCAGGATGAACTGTAAGTCACCATGTTTAGCCAAGTCTCTGTTAATCCAGATCTTTCTATCCTTACACACTCCTTTGTCAGCAAGTATATAACTATCAATATAGAACATATACTTAGGATTAAGAAGGTGCAGATTAGCAAACCATTGATTTAGTTCAGCATTCTTGAGTGTTAAGTCAAGAGGCTGATGATTGTAGGTAACAACCAAACTTTGGAGGTCCTCATAACGCTTCTTAAAAGCATCGAGTCCCATTCCACTTACCACACTAAAACCATCAACCTTTTGTTTTATCAGCTTGATTTGAGCTTCATTAAGAGCTAAAATCTTATCTTCTAAGTTTATCTGCTGATGTATATTAGTCGATAGTTTATTTAGTTTCTGGTCTATCTTATACAATAAACTATCTACTGGTATCATACTGCAGCTAATTTCTTAGTTTTCAACTTACCTTCGAGAGTCAGAAGCATGTCCTGATTATCATCGTCAGCAAGCATTTTAATTAAATCATCTTCATCTTTAGCTACTTCAAACTCACCCTCATACACCTTACCATTAGGTTTAGATCTGTATATAGAATGTGTAAGAGCTTGTTTCACTAAGTCTTTGATATGGAGTAAGTTATCCTTCATGTCTGCAAAGCGTGTGAACACTTCAACAGGATTAAGTCCCTGATACTTACCGTTTTTAAACTCGGTTTGTTTGAGGACATTATCTACAAGGTTGTAAACTGCTTCCTCTTTAGTATCATCAGTTACAGGTAATCCCAACAGACGTGCCACTTTTCTTTTTCTTTCAGGAGTCATGCTGTCAAACTTAACAATAGCTTTGTTAATCATTTGTTTCTTCTTGAACAAAACAGCATTTTCAATCTCTTCGTCTGCTACATAGAATTGTGTATCAGCAGGATATTCACCACGCTCCCAAGCCTGATAAGAGCTTGCAATTGTTGGATGAACACGTAACCAAGAGAATGCTAATTCCTGAAAAGGAATAGAAAGATCGAAAAAGTTATCACCATCAAGTAATTTTACAGGCTGTACATGCAATGTATCATCTGTAGATGTTGATAATCCATAGTTCCAGAAACTAGAACGAGGACCTAAGTTAACATCACCAAGAGCAACTTGTAATCTTTCTCTTAGAGCTGTTACACGCTCAATCTCCATTTCTCTCTCAAGAGGATCAGAGATTCTGCGAATGTAAGCAGCGTTTGGATCAAGTCCTGTCCTATACTGACCATCAAGTTCTTTATAAGGATACTTGAATACACCAGTACCAGGAATACGTGTTAAGCCTTTAAGTGAAAGACCACCTTGCATTGTTTGAAGTTGAGAGTTGTTATACTCTTTCTTAAGTGTTGAGATTTTACCTAACTTACCCATATGTAGTTTATTTATTTGGTTTTGTTTGCAGAGTGATTCCCACCGAAGGGACCTGCAATTGGGAGACACCCCAATTCAACACTCTGTAGAGTTGAGAAGAGCTCCCCCACATTGAAGTGGGGGGCATTCTCTCCTCGGTAGATTATAAGAACAGCTCTTGCTGTATTCTTATTAGAATTGTGGGATCTCTTCGATCAACACTGTACGAGACAAGTCCTCAATGAATACATCACAACGGTCTTTCATCCAGATTTCATATCCTGGGAATTTGTTCGCAGAGCTCATACCCTGAGACTTAGCAAAGCCTAAGTGGTGGCGAGTTCCATCGATATATCCCCAAGTCATAGAAGGTGCACCCTTCATACGAACTTCACGGATGTTATTAACCATAGAACCATCAGACATTGGAGATACGTCGAACACCATGAATACTGGAGTTGACTTCTTGTTCTGTCCAAATTCTAGGTTAGATTGTGGAAGGTCAAGTTCTTTCAAGTGAATAAGTTCAACACGACCTGTTTCACGTGTAACCATTGCATCGAATGCAAAGTTATAAGTGATGTGTTGTCCTTCTCCTTGCATGTAACGGTTTCCGCTATCAGCCATGAAGGTAAGACCACTGTTCAAAGCGTCTGTCTTCAAAGCTTGTTGGAACACGTCAAAACCTGCTTCGTTAGTGTACATTTTAACACGACGATCTTTAACATCCACACGACGATAGAACAGATCACCAAAGACAGCACGGATTAAGTTCGCAGTGAACTCACCACGGTTATACTGTACAAGGTTACCGTTGTTACGCATACGGTGGTAAACACCAGCTGAAGTACGCTTCAACTCTTGCTTAGATCCGTTAGTCTTAACAGTACCAGGCTTGCTCCAAATCATACGCTTAACTTTCAACTCAAGCATAGACTTACGCATCCAGAATTCAATAAATGGCTCCCATTTAACATCATTACGAGTTAAAGGAAGTTGGTTACGACGCTGAGGTGCATATACTAGGATATCCAAAGGACGACCAGCAGAATCACGCATCATTTTGTCATCAGCCCACTCAGTGATTTTGTGCTCAAAACCATATGCAGAACCTAAAGATTCAAACATTGTGATTTGCTCACCCAAACGAGGAAGACCTAACAAATCTTGATCGAATTCACCAATTGCAGCATCAACCAACTCAAGTTCGATACCTACTTGTAAGAAAGTAGAGCTAACGAAATCTACAGTTGGGTTATCACTAACCAAAGTGAAGCTATAAAGGAAGCCCATGTTCCAAGGAACTGGATCCTTAATAACGTAGAAACGAGGACCATACTGACGAGAACCTACAGAAATGATAGCGTTCTTAGAGAACTCATTTGTGTCAAGTACCAGTTGGAACTCTTGACCATCGATACCAGGCTTCTGCAACTCTTGAGTGGCAGTTGGAACATCAATGATTTTAGGGAATTTGTACGGAACAGCTACTTGCCATTTCCAAGCATCGCTATTATTATCAATGTAATAAGGCGTGCTTTTGTTGATCATGTCAAGAAAGTCATTGCTGTAAAGAGAGCTCTGAGTATAAAGACTGATTATCTTTTTATCGTAATCAGCAGGCTCAGTTGAGTGGAAGCTCTCCAGGTGGTTAGCATCAGTCAGCTTACCTACAGCACGCTTGTCCATAGAAGCGACACGAGCATACGTAAAGCCAGTTAGACCTGGGATTGTTTGAATTGCCATTTTTTATTCTTTTGTGTTTATGAAAAAATTATAAAAACCATGAATTTTGTTTAGAAGGCTGAGAGCCACCGCTAGATTTAGTCTTAGTTACCTGTCTAGCTACTTCCCCAAACAGCTCGTTAGATTTCTTTGTAACGCCTGTTTTTTGGATGGTAGATAATGTAGGATCTTTTTCTAGGATCTTTAATAGCAGTGCAACCTTTACTTTAGTTGCATGGTTTTCAGGTCTTTTCAACTCTAAGATGGTCTTATCAAAGTCTGTGAGAGTTTCTCCTGATGCTGTTTTGTATTTATCTACCAGCAGGAAGTCTTGTAGTTCATTTGCCAACTTAGGGTTGATGGGTATTCCGTCAAACTCCTTTGATTTCAACTTGTCCTGTAGGACTTGTTGAACATTATTAATATACTGATTCTTAATAGCTTGTTTCTGTTGTAGCTCTTGCTCAGCCTTTTGCTCCATTTGGGCAAGTTTCTGGGCTTCCTTCTTAACAAGCACTTTGTGGTGCTTTGTCGCTACACTTTCCAGATCGCCATAGTTCTTGAGTCTTTCAACCTCTGTATCGATGTCTTCAGGCTCAAATCCCTGATCAGCTAGAGCTTGTTTAATTACTGACACTTGGTTATTCTCTTGTGAGAGATCCATGTCAGAAAAGCTCACTACGTTATTATATGCACCAAAATATTCTTTTGGATTAACGCCTTTTACGAATATAGCCTCGAACGCTTGTTGATAATCTTCACCAAATTGACCAATGAAGTTGTTCACCACCTCTATAGCTCCTTTCTTCTTTTCCTCTTGGAAGCGTTCCAAGAATTGTTCAGGAGTTGAGATGTCTATATCTTCTTCATCTTCATCTTTAGAAAAAACACCTAGTTTAAATAGGTCACGAGAAAGTGCAGTGAATTGACTCACTTGTTCATCTCCTTCTTCTTCTTCAGATTCAGTTTCTTCAGCAGCAGGTTTGTCTGCAGCAGGAGCTTTCTTCTTAACTGGTTGAGGATCAACATCTTCTGCATCCTCTTCCTCTTCACTAGAATTATCTCCTAGGAAGCTAGAAATCAGGTCTTGACCGCTAGGTTCTTTACCATCTTCTTTTGGAACAATCTCCTTACCTTTTGGAACATCAGGTTTTGGATCTGGAGTGGCAGGTTCTACTTCTTTTACAATCTTCTGAATATCATCAGGACTACCTGTAGATGTTTCAGGAGACATAAGGTCATTAAGAAGTTCTGCATTTCCAGCACCCATTTCCATAGTATTCTCAATACTAAAGTTGCCAAATGATGGCATATCAAGGTTCTCAGCCATATGTAGTTTATTTTTCTTGGTTTATGAAACGTAAAAGTAGATAAAACGTATTGAATAGCAAAGAGTTAATACAGTATATCAGTGGTTTTCACAGATAATATAGCATTAATATTTTTTAATCTAATCAAGTTTGTTTATAACCGTGTCGTTTATTATTCTGAAGCTACGAATTGGAGCAATGTCTGTAAGTGTAACTTGTTGAATCTCAACTCCCCACTTCTTAGCTTCCACCCTAACCTTCTTAGTCAAAAGGTTGTCCATTTCAGGATCAATACATTGTTCTAACGAGGATGATATTACAATATTCTTAATGATAGACTGGGTCATATCAGCAAGAGCATCCTGAGCATCAAACACCTCTAATAGAAATGTTTTAACATCAGCAATCCTATATTTAATCACTCCCTTCACAACAATGTTCTGTTTATCCTGTGTATATAAGGACTGAGGAGCTAAACTGAGAGTGGTAACAACAACATGTTGTGGTATCACCTCATCAAATATAGGAATCTTGAGATGAAATCCTGGGCCCAATACCTTCCTAAAATGCCCACTTCTTAATAGAACTGCCTGTTCATAGTTGGGAATAATCACTGCAGGAGTAAGGTAATTAAACCATTCAACTATTAT